TCTAGAAACTCTACCAGTAGTAGATTGATATCCTTGAAGATATCTATCACCATGAGATTCAGCTGGCCATGTTTGAACACCAGGAATACTATGAAATACTGTATGACTGTGTTGGAAAACAGAAGGTAATTTTTTATCCTCCATAGTTACAGTAACTTTTTGAGAACCAACAATAGTACAACCAACTGTCTCAACAACATTATCGTATCCTGTTGTTGTAATCTTACCTAATGAAAAATAATTATCTTGTGTATTTTGATCTAGATACCACGCACCACCTGTTGCACCAACTGCCATTGATATGTTACCAATAGTAGGTGAGTTCTGACCAAATACAGGACCATTACCAACTATCTTTTTGGTTACAGTATTTGGAACTTTAAATGTCCCCAAATATTGTTCACCCCAATAGTTCATTACATTAGCAGTCGTAATATTTTGAATAATACCACCTGCACCTAATCTAACAGAAAATGTTGCATTAGAACCTTCAGTGACTGTGAGAGTTGGTTCTGTTACATATCCTGAACCTGGATTAAGGACATCTACTGTTAGAATAGCACCATTACTAGGATCAACTGTTTTGACTATGGCAGTTGCTTGTGTCCCACCAGCTGGTGGTGCTGATATTGATATAACAGCGGAAGTTGTATATGCAGTCCCACCGTTAACTACATCAATACCACTACTTGCTCTTCCTCCAAAATGAATACCAAGTACTTGATATAATGCAGGAAAGTCTTTGATAGCGTGTTCAGTACCATCACAATATAAGTACCCATCATGAGTATATGCTGGATCGTCACCAGCAGAGTATGCATTGCCAGCAAAATCTTCTAATTTATGTAAATTAGTGCCTTTATTAATGAACTCATGGTCATATGTATTAGCACCAGATTTTAAATTAGATACTACAGAACCAATAGGTGTAGTATCCTGATAACAATCAGTGTAAAATCCTCTTCTAGTATTTCTATAACTTTGTACCATGATTATATCTTAATTAAATACTCCATTACAATAAATGGTTGAGTCGCAGAGTCAATTGATATAGATGAATCTACACCAATATCAAATGTTGTTGATAAATTTTCTGGATCAATTGATATAGCATCCGTTTTCACTTTATATGTATGGTCACCTCTATCCAATCTAACTCTATGACTATGACCAGTAGGTAAAGTACCTGCTGTTATTGATAAATCAGCAGTGTCAGTTGCTTCATTCTCTACATCAGGAACCGCAACGGAACTAACTGCTCCTTCGTTTGATTGAAGAGGAACAACATCAGATAATGCAGCTCCATTTGCATCTAATGGCATTCCAACAGCACCTGTGACATAAGTTGCTGGTACAGTTAAGTTTGGATCACCTCCACCATTACCAGTAGAGTTTGTACATCCTAGTATTAACCACTGTCTACTTCTATATTTAATAACATTAGATTCATCAGGTGAACCAGCTAATGTATTTCTATCAACAGTAAATGGTGTGTTATTTAAACAACCATATTCAAAATTAGATCCAGATCCAACACGATAAGGTCCTGTTGTATCTTCTGCGATACACCCACCATAATAAATTGTTTGACCTCCAAATCCACTACCGAACAATGGTGATCCAGAATCACTTGTACCTGCGTTTGGGTTCCATGCATCTAATAATTTACATGGTTGTTGTCCACTACCAGGAGGGTTTGTAGATTGTGATTGTGCTCTTGTTGCATTTAACCAATCTTGAATTGGAATTGTAGAAGCATTTCTAAATCCAGTTTGTCCTCTTGACTTTGGATGATCATTATCTGTTTCTAATATAGTTGGTTGAGCTCTTAATCTAGACCTTGATGTAGTAGCAAAATGCATATGTGGGTGTATTGCATTTTCCTCTGGTGCTTCTACCTCTGTATAATGAGTAGTACCTGCATATGTCCAACCTGGTTTTCCTCTAATTTCAACCTCTTGAGATGGTACATTAATACTACCAGCATATGTGATAGTAACATTAGTGTTACCGATAGCTGCTTCTGCATCTATACCAACACCAGATCTACTTTTCTCTGTATTGGTTGTAGTATCATTTTTTCTTATATTATTATACACACCAGCGTTAGCACCTGTTGTAGGTTCAGGATACTTAGAACCTAAATCAGGAACCATAAATTGATTGTCGTTGATATTTTCAAAATCAGTGCCATCTAGATTTTTTTTCATGAACGAAGTATTAGTACCAGTTCCTAAAATAGAAGCAAGTCTTGGATAATCTGCTGCAAAATATTTTGACCCATCACATTTTAAATAACCTGCTGGTAGTGCTGATGCATTACTTGCATCATCTGGTATTCCCTCATATGGTACTGGCCATGCAATAATTTGACCAGTTAAATGACCATACTTTGATCTTTCTTTGTTGTAAAATACTGCCATTAGTATGCTTTGATAATGAATGTCATTGTTAACGAAGGTTGAGTAGTATCTACTGCTATATTTAATGCATTTTCAATACTCTGTGCTGACAAAGCTGACCCATCAGCATCAGGTGCTGTGTGTGATGGAGGTCCTACCATAGTTCCTAGTGTCTGACCTATCTCAAAACTACCATGATTATGTGATGCAAATGATGTTTCTAATGGATCTTTTGCTACTGACTGTGTGTTTAAAGTAGTAGGATAAGTACCATCTCTAAATTTTAATCCAGTACTTACAGTTCCCCATCCAGGTGGAATTTCAACATCACCTGTACCAACATTTTGATTTAATACAATTTCATAATTACCACCAGCAGCAGTATTATTTGCATCTACTTTCCACTCTATTGATTGAATATATGTTCCTTCAGCCATCCACTTATACTTATCATTATTATCTGAAGTTGTAACATACATTAATGGACGAATCGCATCCCATTGATACCAAGAATCAGCACCAGTACCATACTGTACTTTTATATCAGTACCATCTGGTAAAGTAATTTTATTAGATCCTTCTGTTAAGGTAACAGCAGGTACAACTACAGCTGGTCTTTGTTCAGGTGAATCCTTCAATCCATCTGATCTAGTAGGAGTAGTACCACCATCAGGAGTATAACCATAAAAATTTGCTCTATTTCTATCTTCCATAGGTCTTGGAAACATACCTGTTTGTGCAGGTTGAGCATGAGCATCTACTGGATCTATGTCAAGTATTTGAGAAGTTTGACCGTTTGGTGGTATAGTTTGTTTATATGATGTTGTTTTAGGTCCTGCACCTCTATTTGCTCCTCTCCAATTACCAGAACCAGCTGGTACAGTATCCCAATAATTTTTACCTACGTTAGTTGTATCAGTTACAAAATCAAAATGGGATGTGGTTCGTGGTAATGTATATTCATAAGTTGCGTCACCATACATTGACAACGGAACTGAACCATTATTCCAACTATGTGGTTCTGCATCTTTAAATGCACAGTTAAATGGACCTTCACTACCACTACAGTTGTTACTGAAACTAATACTACCTGTCATTTCAACACCACCATCAGTCTGGAATACCATAGGTCCTTTCTGATTTGCTTGAACTGATGGAAGACTATCAGTATGACTGTGTGATGGTGTATGGTTAATACCTAATTTACGATTTAATGTAAATACTGATTCTAAAAAATCAGGATCAGTTAATGTAAAATTAGTATATTTGAAATATAAATTACCACTCAAATTTAGAGTGAAATCTATATCAGAATTAGCAGACCATGAAGTTTTGATGTCATATGATTCACCCAATCCTGCAACCAAATCACCTAACTTAGTTCCATTGGCATCAATAATAGTATTTTTAGGATCATTTTGTCCCTGTTGATATGCAACTTGATCTAAATTACCTGGTTCTAAATCAAGAGGTAATCTATTTGATAGATTAGGTAAACGAAAAGTAGCATTGCTAGATCCATCAATAGGATCTACATATGGAAATGTGTAATGACCACCAGCTGGTTTAGTCATATCACCACCATAAGTATCACCTAAAGTAGATGCCAATAATGGATAATCACTAGCATCTTTTGTGCTACCATCACAGACTATCCAACCTTTTGGTATATTGGAAGCGAGGAAACCATTTCCTCCATCACCAGACCAAGGTAGAATAGTTCCTACCTTAGCTGTCTTCATACTTTTAAGGGAATCGTAATATGCTGCCATTTATAACTCCATTAACCACCAACCTCTTAGTGAAGGTGGTATTGTTTGTGCGTTTCCAGAACCTTCAATGTCAACATTACCAGCATAGACTAGACCGAATGATGCATTGCGTGTCTGAATAATTAATTCTCCAGAATCCCATGCAGTTGTGTTTGTCACGTTAGATCCTGCTCCAACCTTAGTTCCAACTGTGTCACCTTGTATTGCAGTTGCAACATTAGCAACCTTAAGTGCTCTAAGAATTAAACTTGTGTTATATGTTAAATTACCACTTAATTCAACAAATCTGATCATGTCACCTGTCTGTGCATCGTCAGGTAAATATAGAACCATATTTGCACCAGAGGATGCATTGATTAGATAGTTGTTGTTAACCTGTAATGGATTAGCAACTTGTTGTCCAAGACCTGTGGTAGGATCATATGCAACATATGTATGTCTTCTACCACCATTTCCTGTCCAGTATTTCTCAATACCGAATGAATCAATAGCATTATTTTGATAGATTCTAAAGTCTTTTGGATTTGTTGCTCCAGAAGCACCAAGATTATCAATGTGGAAAATACTTTCAGAAGCAATTTCTGTGGCAGAAATTTTTCCTTTTTGATAGAATTTTTCACCGATACTGGTATCACCAGTGAATGATGTAACACTAAATGTTGTGGCATTACTACAAGCACCAAATGCTTGACAATCCTTAGATTTAATTGCAAGATCACCATGAATTGTACCAGGACCATAAAGTTGCATACCAGTTGTATTCTGCAATGGATCTTTGATTGATCCATCACCTAGGTGTCCATCATCGTTAGCAACAAAGAATACTGGTGTGATACCATCAGAACCAAATATTCTAAGGTTACCACTAGTTAATTCAAAGTCACCGTTACTCTTGATAGTTCCACCACCAAATAAATCAACTAATGCTGTACCAACAGTATTTGGATTTCTATATTGCTTAGTTAACTTAACTGCATAGTCAGCATCAAGACCAGATGTAGCACTCCAACCAGCTCCACCATGAACACTATCAGGTAAGAAGAATTCTTCCCCAATTCTTACATATTGTACATAATCAAGTTTTGGTTGAATTAAATCAGCATTCTTAAGTTGAATTTCAAGTCTACGATCATATGTGTTAGGTGTTCTTGCTTGAATTGCTGCTGCTCTTGCTGAACGTGTTGCAGGAACATCATTTAATAATGTAGTTGCAGAAGAATATTTTAAGATCTTAACAACATCAGCACCAATATTCCATGAATTTGCGACTGTTCCCTCTATCTTATTAGAAGAAGATCCACGACCACCATTAGGATAGTTACTATTGGTAGCAAAATTCAATACTTGATCTGAACCAGATAGAGTTGAAGCAGAAGTAATCTGTGCTATCTCAATTGCAGTTGTTCCACTGTAGATAGCAATCATATCTCCAGTAACAAACTTAGTATAATTTGATGCTACCTTTATACTACTATCAGAACTTCCTACGTTAGAAGCAACAGTTGTTTTAGGACCATCAGAAGTTATAGATTCAGGATCATGTCTGTATACATATACAGCATCTTGATTCTTAGCATATGCAGCAGGTGAAGTGCCAAATGCTTCAGATACCATGAAGACAGTACCATGTTGGTTACCAATCTGTGTATCACCTGTGCAAGTGTCAACTTCAAACGTGGTGATGCCACTACCATTTGTTATACTTAACTTCTTGTTAGTGGTTGCATTCTGATATGGTGTAGTACATGTACCATTTAATGTAAGACCACCAGTGTATGACTGATCACCATTAACAGTTATTG